GTTCCGTATCGAGAACCGGACCGATGCGCCGGCCGGCCCGACCACGGACATCTACCTCTACGACGCCATCGGCGAATGGGGCGTGACCGCGCAGGACTTCGTCAACGCGCTGCGCGGCGTGGTTACCGGCACGATCACGATGTACGTCAACTGCCCGGGCGGCGAGGTCTTCGACGGGCTCGCGATCTACGAGGCGCTGCGCCGGCACCCGGCGAACATCACCGCCATGATCGACGGCATCGCCGCGAGCGCCGCGAGCTTCATCGTGCAGGCAGCCAATCGGATCGTGATGGCGCCGCACTCCAAGATGATGATTCACGATGCGCACGGTGCCGTGATGGGCAACGCACGGGACATGCGGGCCATGGCCGACCTGCTCGACGCGCTGTCGGACACCATCGCCGACATCTACGCCGAGCGCTCGGGCAAGACGCGTGACGACTGGCGCGCGGCCATGCAGGCAGCCGAGGGCGGCCCGGACGGCACCTGGTACGACGCCAAGAAGGCGGTCAGGCAGAAGTTGGCCGACGAGATCGTCGGCGGCGGCGACGAGCCTGGCAACGCCGCGCCGGCACTGCGCGGCGAGCACGGGCCCGAGCTGCCGGTGCCGGCGGTAGCCGCCATTGACGTCCGCGCAGCCTGGAACCCGGGTGCTCTTCTCCAGGCGCTCGACGAGATCGCGCACCCCGCGCCGCCGGTGGAGATTCCGACCGGACCGGCGCTGTTCTCCGGTCTGTTCGACCGTTAGCATGACCATCAACTCAATGCAAGAGCAACAGAGAGGAACGGCCTTGCGCTCGTTTGCACTCACCCGGCGGGAGCGCAGGTTCCTCGCGTCCCGCGGCGTCGACATCAGCCAGATCGGCAAGATCACAAACCGCATGGGCACTCGGCCGGGCCCCGGCCAGCCCGCGGCCGGCGTGCCCGAGTACAGCGGTACCGAGCGGCTGCCGGAAACGGTCGCCGACTGGGAGCACTACCTCAACACCCTGGCCACGCCCGAAGACTTCGTCAACGACTTCAACAGCGGGAAGTTCAAGGCCAGCCTCAACAGCTACGCCAACGCGCGCCAGAAGGAGCGCGAGGAGATGCTCACGCAGCTGCGCGAGCAGACCGAAGCGCAGCTCACGGACTGGCTCAAGCAGAACCAGGGCAACTTCCCGGGCAACGTCGGCATCAAGATCCCGAACCTGGACGAGTCGAAGGCACGGGCCGGCGCCCGGCCGTCGCCGGTCTACAACAACCCGCGGGCGAAGGGTGCGCCGCTCGACGGCGTGTGGCCGGACCTGTACACGTACATGCAGGACGTGTGGATCTCCAAGGGCAACGGTTCGCTGTCCAACGAGGCGCGCGAACGCATGGCGATCTACAACGCCTACTCGGAGAAGGTGCCGAGCGAGGGCGGCTTCCTCGTGCCCGAGGAATTCCGGTCCGAGCTGATGCAGCTTTCGCTGGACAGCGCGATTGTCCGCCCGCGGGCGACCATCATCCCGATGGGCTCGCCGCGCATCCACATCCCGATGCTCGACGAGACCTCGCGCGTCTCCTCGGTCTTCGGCGGCGTGGTCGTCTACCGCACCGAGGAAGGCGCCGAGCTCACCGAGTCGTCGGCGTCGTTCGCCAGCGTCAAGCTCGACGTCACGAAGCAGACCGCGCTGTCCCACGTGCCGAACGAGCTCATCCGCGACTGGGGCGCGTTCGGCGCCTTCATGGACGCCACCCTCCCCAACGCGATGGCGTTCTACGAGGACCTCGACTACATCAGCGGCTCCGGCGTCGGCTGCCCGCTCGGCGGCCTGTCGACCAACAACACCGCGCTGATCGTCGTCAACGCCGAGTCCGGCCAGGCGGCGAGCACCGTCGTGTGGCAGAACTGCCTCAAGATGTACTCCCGCATGCTGCCGACCTCGCTGGGCAAGGCGATCTGGCTGGCGTCGCCGGACGTGTTCGTCGAGCTGGCGACGATGGCCCTCAACGTCGGCACCGGCGGCAGCGCCGTGTGGCTGACCGACGGCCACGGCGCGCCGGTGCTGACGCTGCTCGGCCGTCCCGTGATCATGTCGGAGAAGGCTCCGGCCGCGCTCGGCACGCAGGGTGACCTGTCCCTTGTGGACTGGTCGATGTACCTGATCGGCGACTACCAGAACATGACCATGGACAGCTCGCCGCACGTCAAGTTCACCAGCGACAAGACCACGTTCCGGGCCATCGCCCGCAACGACGGCCGGCCGTGGATTCAGTCGCCGATCACGCCGCGCAACAACAGCGCGACGCTCTCGGCGTTCGTCACGCTCGCCACTCGCTGATCTACTGGCGCCGGGCCCGCTGGTGGGCGGGGCCCGGCGCGCTCGATGAAGCTCCGCAGGAGGGTGGCGGAGGAAGTCCGGCGGTGCGCTCGCGGATCGGCCGCCGGACCCGCAAGAGCTCCAACCCGTACCCCGACCGTCGGGGAGTAGGGCGAACCGGCAGCGCCGGGGAGGAAGGCAGCAATGGGAGCACAGCGGGCGCTCGGGCGCCTGTTCGACATCGGTTGCGGGTTCGCGCCCGTCGACCTCAACACCGCCGGCGCGACCGGCAAGCGATTCTCGCTGAGCGGCGCGACCGGCATCACGTTCGTCTTCGCCGTGGCCGTGGCCGGCGGCGGCACCGACGACAACGTGATCACCTTCAAGCAGCACACGGCGTACACCGGCGGCACGAGCAACAACCTCGCCGCAGCCACCGTCACGACGTCGAGCGGCATCACGGCCTACTGGCTCAAGGCGGAGACCGCGCTCGACAACGACGAGGCGTGGGTCGAGGTCACGCAGGCCGACGGTGCCACGATCACCCTGTCCGGGGCGACGTACGCCAGCCAGCAGGTCATCGTGGCGGTCTACGTCAGCGCCGACCAGTTGGGCGACGGCTACACGCACGTGTCGGCCGACTTCGCCGACCCGGGTTCGGGTGGTTCGCGGCTGGGCGTGTGCCTCGGCATCGTGCACGACCTGGCGGTGCAGCGCAAGCCGGCCAACCTCCCCAATCTGCTGCGCCCCGGCGCGGCGAACGCGTGACGGGAGGCTGACGGATGAGCGTCCTCGAAGACGGCACCGCGTACCGCAAGCAGCGGCTCGGCCCGGTGACGGTGAGCAAGAGCACCGGCACTCTGGCCGCGACCACCATCGACCTGTTCGTGATCGCTGGTGGCGAGGTGCTGCTGACCGCGCTGTACGGCAAGGTCACCACGGCCATCACGGTGGCCAACAGCTACAAGCTGACCGCGGTCCCGACGACCGGCGACAGCACCGACCTGTGCCAGGCGACGGACATCGGCACTACCGACACGGCCGCCGGGACCCTGCTCGGGTTCCAGTTTGACCAGGACGGCACGACCAACACGCCGGTGATCCTCAAGGGTGCCGGGCAGATCTTGCAGAACATCCCGCTCACGACCGGCAAGATCCAGCACACGAGCGCGGGCACTGACGGCGTGATCACGTGGTACGCCACGTACGTGCCGCTGACCGCCGGCGCGACGCTCGTCGCGGCGTAGTGGCATAGGTCGGTCGGTGCTCGGGTACCGTACGGGCACCGACCGATCGGCGAGAGGACGAGACATGAGCGGCGAATTCCGGCCCGAGCAGCAGCAGAGCATCGAGAGCACCGACAACCCGGACCTGGCGCGGCGCTTCGGGCTGACCCGGTACGACCGCGAGACCGGCCAGTACACGGCGCCGACCGCGCCGGACGCCGGCGAACGCGACAGCGGCCAGCTGGCCGAGGCGCTGGCGGAGAACGCGCGGCTGTCCGACGAGCTCGCCGAGCGCGACGCCGAGATCGCGCGGCTCAGGGGCGAGCAGCAGGACGGCATCGGCGGCGACGAGCAGGACGTCACCGAGCACGACGAGCGCACGCCCGGCGCGCCGAACGTCGCGGGCGAGCACGGCGGGACGCCGCCCGGGTTCACGCCGGCCGAGCCGCAGGGCCAGCCGACGCAGGACGGCGGCACGTCGAGCGGCCGACGTGGCTCGAAGGCGTCGCAGAGCAAGTGATCACGCCAGGCACAGCGATCGAGCGGCCGGGGGAGGGTGGCTACTTCGCCGCTGTGAACCCGGCCGCCGCGGTCGAGGACGAGGGCGGTGCGCCATCAGCTGGGACCAGCTCATCAACATCATCAACGTCAACCGCGACGAACAGCGTGACCACGCGGCCAGCCAGCCGCAAGCCTGCCCGAACGACGGCGAGCCGTTGAAGGTCGGGCCTGACGGCGAGCTACGCTGCATCGCCGATGGCTGGACGTGGGACGGCACGGCCGAGGGGAAGCGAGGAACGGCATGAGCGAGGGCACGCCCATCGACCGTGAGAAGCTGCTCAGCATCGGCTACCTCGGCGGCGGCCGGACGAGGGATGTCGTGCGCGAGCACCGCGACGCCAACGGCAAGCTGGTCAAGGCGACGACCGACCCTCTCGGCAACACGGTGACGCAGCACTCGCACGACCGGCAAGACGTACAGATCAACCTGCCCACCGTCCGGGCTTACATGGGTGTCGAGGAAGTGCGCTGATGACGTTCGCGTCCGGTCTCTACGTAGTCAATTTCATCGATGCACTGGACGCGACGCAGCTCGCCCTGGACCTGTCGCTCACCTCCCACAAGATCGCGCTGTACACCGACACGAAGACGCCGAACTTCAGCAGCGACACCGGGTACAGCTCGACCAACGAGGTCAGCGGCACCGGTTGGGCGGCCGGCGGCGTCGCGCTGTCCGCGGCGGCGTCGGGTGCGACGAGCGTGGCGCCGACGTTCACCGACAACGGCAGCGGGACCGGCGTCGCCAAATACACGTTCACCAACGCCGTCAGCGTGGCCAGCACGACACTGACCAACGCGCGAGGCATGATCGTCTACGCCGACGCGCTGGCTGGCGACAACAACATCTTCGCCGTGACGTTCGGCGCCGACTACTCCACGGTGGCCGGTACCTTCGGCATCACGCCGCACGCCAACGGCCTCTTCACGATCGACTTCGTTCCGTAGGCCACCCTCCCCACGAGCACCCGCGGGTGGAGGTGAGCCACTATGGCCCGGCGTTTCAACGGCACGAGTGACTACATCGTCTTCACGCTGCCCTCCTCCCTCCAGTCGGTGACGGCCGGATCGACCACGATCGTCTGCGTCGCCAACTTCGCCGACGGTACCGATGGCGCGATGGTGCACGCGCGCACGAGCGGCGGCACCAACTCGTGGTGGATGGAGACCGCGGCCAACGTCTGGAACTACGGCCAGGGCGTCGCCGCGCGCAACGTCGGCGGGCAGACCAACGGATCGTGGGCGGCGTACATCGGCCGCAAGACGACGGGCGGCGCCAACGCCCCACGTGGCCGAAAGATCGTCTTCGGCGGCTCGACAACCGACGTCACGGCGGCGAGCGGCCTGGCCGACGGCACCGCGCCCGGCGTCGGCGGCATCCTGCAGGTGGGCCGATGGGGCACGGCTAGCGAGTACCTCGCCGCCGACATTGCCGCCGTCGCCGTGTTCGCAAGCGACCTGTCCGACGCCACCACGGCGACGTTCACCACGTGGGCCAACATCCTCGCCGCCTCGCCCGCGTGGGCCGTGCATTTCGACCAGGCCAGCGCGACGGACTCGATCACCGACGCGACCGGCAACGGCGGCAACAGCAGCTCGATGAACGGCACGACGATCGTCGCCAATCCGTCGGGGTTCTTCGCCAGTGGCACCGACGCCACGGCCACGCCGAGCACCGTTGCTGCAGCGGCGACCGTGCCGACGCCGACGCTCTCGACGGGCTCGACCGCGGCACCGGCCGCCGTCGCCGCTGCAGCAACGGTGCCGACGCCGGCGCTGAGCACCGGCCAGCGGGTCGCGCTCACCGGCGCGGTCGCGGCGACCACTGCCGTGCCGTCGCCGACGGTCAGCACGACCGGCAACGCCACCACCGCGCCCGCCACCGTGACCGCCGTCGCCGCGGTGCCATCGCCGACGGTCTCGACGGGCCAGCGGGTCACTCTCGCCGGGCCCGTCGCCGCTGCCGTGGCCGTGTCGACGCCGGCCATCACCATCGCCGCCGCGGTGCAGCTGCAGGCCGT